TCAGGCCGGCAGATCCTCGGTAAGCGCCTCGTCGGCAAGGTCTTCCAGCTCTTTGCCCTTGGTTTCCGGTCCAAGCAGGTATCCGATGATCGTCAGTATCCACAGGCCGCTGAGAGCCAGGTAGGGCGTTTGGATTCCGTAATGCGTGATGGCCCAGCCCACCAGAGCCGGCGCCGCGATGGAGACGACGCGGCCGCCGCCGACGGCGATGCCGAACCCGGTGCCGCGTAGCACGGTGGGGAAGAGTTCGGCGACGTAGGTGTCACCGACGCCCCACAGCCAGCCCAAGGTGCCGATGGAGATGGCGCCGAACACCAGGTACTCCGGCAGGGTGTCCGAAGTGGCTCCCAATGCGGTGGAGGCGATTTCGATCAGGGCGCCGAGGACGGCCGAGGGTCGTCGCCCGATCCGGTCGGCCAGTGCGGTGCCGATGAAGACGAACACAGCCTGCAGCAGGAAGAAGACGAGGGCGTAACGGATCGCGTCAATGGAGGTGGCATGAAACTTCTTGACGATGTAGGTGGTCAAGAACAGGGTCATGCCCCAGTAGCCGACCGCATTGGCGGTGTAGACGAGCCAGCCGACGACGAGGCGTCGCCGTACTCCGGGAACATGCCACAGCTTCGGCCTGGTGGCACCGCCTTGGACGTGCGCCTTGGTTTGGGTGTAGCGGTGCGATTCCTTGATGCCTTGGCGGGCAAGGAAAAGCACCACCGCGGGGATGATCGCGACGATGAATGCCGCCTGCCAGCCAAACCGCGGGACCAATACGAGTGCGACCCCGGCGGCCAGGACGTAACCGAGTGAGAAGAGTGAAAAGATCACGCCACCAACGCCGATGGCCCGTGTCTTGGCCGGCCACACCTCGGCGGTGTAGGGCGCGCCGACCGCGAGCTCGCCGGCACCGCCCACACCCGTCAAGAAGCGCAACCCGGTGAACGCGGCCACATTGGTGGTCAGGCCGGCCAGGGCGGTGGTGATGCCATACAGCAGGATCGAGGCCCCGAGGGTGGTCTTACGGCCCCAGCGATCGGCGGCGAGGCCGAATCCGACGGTGCCGATGGTGTACCCGAGCAGGAAGATCGAGCCGATGTACCCGGCCTGCGCCTCGGTGATGTGCAGTGTGTCCTTGATCTCCGGTAGCACTAGGCCGTAGATGTTCACCGCGTAGGAGTCGAAGCCGTACCCGAGGCCTGCGGTCAACGCGACGAAGAACGCCTGCCGGAACGTCACGGGACGGGATTGGGGCGGATGCGTCCCGGTGGTGTTCTCGGCCGTGGAAGTCATTGGCCGAACGGTATGAGCCGGTCGACGGCCTGGTAAGGCTCCTGCTCCCGCTGATTGCAACGGATGATCTGGTGCCCCACCAGGGCTCGAACCTGGGACCTGCGGATTAAAAGTCCGCAGGATTGCGCAAAAGATCCGCAGATTCGCCAGCTGCCAGCCGCTCAGGCCCCAGTCGAGCCTGAGCGGAAGGCGGCATAAGAGTCCGTAGTTTCCAGCCCAGACCGCGATCGGTGGTGCTGGCCTTATGGTCGGGCCTCGGCGACATAGGGTTCCATGATCACCACATCCGACGAAAATCCTTGGCGCCCAGCGCTTGTATCGGCCTCGGCGTGCGCTGGCGGTGCAGTGGGCGCAGGCACGACCCTTCCCGGGTGCGACGGATGGCTCGCTGCCGTCCTGCTCCACATCCAGCGTCCAGCCGTTGGCGCGGGTAGTGATGGTCATCGTGGTGTTCCCAGTGGGCTGGCCCAGCTCGGCCAGCGTGCCCGCCTGTGCGAGAGTGACTATCACGGCCAGACCCCAATCCTGCCCGCCGGATTGGCGCTTAAGGTCGGGGATATCCGGCGGCGTGGAACGCCACTTACCTGGGTCGGTGTCCATGAGGACCTTGCCGTCGACGGTGATCTTGATATTGCTCATTGGGCTAGGAACTTTCGTAGTTGACGGGCATCGATCGTCACGTCGTCGGTCTTGCCGACCGTCAGCACCAACAAGGGCGTGGCGCGCTGGTGGTCGGTGCGGTCGTACAGCGTGACGATTCGGGTGCCGTCCGGCGCTTCTGCGGCGTCCTGGCGCAGCTGTGCCGCATCGGCTTTGGTGAGTACGTCGAATTCGCCATCGATGACCGACTCGATGGCCTCGGCCCAGAGCTTGGCGGCCTGGCCGATCATTTCCTGCGCTTGGTCTTCAGGCATACCGGTCGCCCGGAAGCCGGGAATCGGAATCACTCGTGCGGGACTGTTTGCGTTGCCGGGATGTTGAAGGGCTCCCGAAGCGAACGTGCGAGTGAGCAGGTCGACTAGGGATTGGTTCACAGCGCGTGTGCCCTCCTTTGGAGGCTGCCAGCGTTATGGCGGGGTCGCTCTGGCGACTGGCGGCCTGGCGTAAATGAACTGGCCAGTGCATAGTGAGAAGAAAGTCAGCAAAGTAGTGGTCATGTGCAAGGGAGGGGTTGCAGTGAGCGTTGGGCTGATGGCACTGACGCCGGTTGTGGTGGTGTTTGGCTATCTCGGTTGGCAATCGGCCCGCGGCGTCGGGCGCTGGGTGCTAGATCGTCGGCGCCGTGACGTTTCAAATGCCGCCCTGGGATCCGAGTCGGAGGCCGGGGACGCCACAGGAATCTTTGATGGCAAACCTACTGGGCGGATTCGCGTGAAGAGTCAATCCGAATCCAGCTGGGAACTAGCGATAGAACCGATAGGTGACCATGTTCAGCTTCCTAGCGGCGACGATGCGCTCATCGAGTACGTGTTACCTGGTAGGCCGATGATCACTCGAGATGGTGTACCGGAGGTAATCGCTTACTCTGATCGCGGCATCGTTGTGTGCCTACCGCGATTCGACGAGTTCAGGGTCCTCAACAAGGCAGGCGAGATACTCATTGAAGTCGGAACCATAGGGCCGAAGCCCAGGAGTAGTGACGAAAACCCCAGCTAGACCGGGGTTTTCATACGGTGGACATAGTTGTCCAGGTCAAGAGATTGCCCGCCCAGCGGCGTCTTGAGCTGGTGACCTACTGCCCGGCGTTGAGATTCTGGCCAGTCCATAATGAGAAGAACGTCAGCAAAGTGGCTGCCAGATGCAAGGAGTGGTTGCAGTGAGCATTGGGCTGATCGCGCTGACGCCGTTTGCGGTGTTACTCGGGTACCTCTGCTGGCAGTTAGTCCGCAAAGCGAGCCCTCGGGGGCCAGATCATGGCGGTCGTCGCGTTTCGGACGGTGCGCCTGGGTATAGCCCGGGAGCCGGGGCCGACACGGGAACCTTTGGCTTCTTCGGCGGATTCGGCGGAGGCAGTGGCGGCGGGTACTGCGACAGCGGCGGATTTAGTGACGGCGGTGGTGGGTGCGACGGCGGTAGCTGACCGCCAGAGCCTCGAAACGACGAAAACCCCAGCTAGGCTGGGGTTTTCATGCGGTGGATATAGTTGTCCCACCGACATGTTGGGACTCATTTTGCCATACGTGCAGGTCAGGCCTGCGATATCGGCGCTTTCGCGTGTCGCGACGCCACAGGGTGTGCGCGGCCATGAGTGCTGAGGCCAGCGCTGGCGCGTCCTGCACGGGCAGCTTGTCGGGCACGTTGCGAATGGCCACCTGGTCGCCGTGCGGGCTGATGCGAACGGCGCCGTCAGACCATGGTTGTGCGGTGATCGGTACTCGGACATATTGCCGGCCGGACTCGTAGGTCTCGACCTCGGGTAGTGCGATGACCACGTGGCCCCTGGACTTGAGGGCGTCGGGCAGTATCGAGGCGACGATGTCGGCGACCTGCGCCTGCGTGTACACGATGGTCTCGGTCTGACCTTCGGCGCCGATGCTCTCGATGACCTCACGAATGGCCTTCCGGGCGTCCATGGGCGAGTTCTACGCCGAGAGTCCGACATGACGGCTAGATCGCGGGCAGAAGATGAAGATCTGGCGAACACGGTCCGACCCGCCGAGCGAGACGTGGCGTCCCATGGTCGATGTTGCTCCAAGATCGCGGTACCGCGCGAGGGTCTTCATGCTGTGTCTACCAGCGGAGATGCAAGCCCGTGCTGAAGTGGCTAACTCTTTAGCTGGGGTTTTCTCGACATGGCAACCATATGTGTGTAATGATCTGCCCAGGGGCGCGTTCAGCGTCGGCTGAAAGGGGCGGTTGTATTCATGGTCATGAAGGAGCGTTGGACGATGCCAGCGGGTTTGCGGCGAGCCTCGACGCTGGTGGCAATTGTCGCTTTGGCTGTCGGTGGAGCGAAGGTTGTCGATGACCACACACTTCCCGGTAGCGGATTCTCGGCGGTCGCGACCGTAGCCGCCGATCCAACAGGGCCAGGCGGACCTACCGGCGGGCCGGGCATGGACGGGGGCCAGCAGTTCCAGCCGCCGCAAATGCCCAGCTCAATGCCCGATTACCAGGGCGGCAACAATCAGCCGCCGATGGATCAGAACTCTGGAATCTCAATCTACAACACGGGATCGCCTGGCGCGCAACAGGTTCCAGGTCAGCAAGCCGGGCAGCAGCCGCAGCAGGCGCAACAGCCCGCTCATGGCACGCAGATCCCGGACTACCAGAACGCGACGCCGTACACGCAAGGGCCGGGCAAGGCGAATCCTGATTATCAGGCGCCGCAACAGAATTCGCCACAACAGCCTCAACAGGGCCAGCAGCCGCAACAGCAGCAGCCGAGTCAGGCGCCGACGCAGACTCAGCAGCCGCAGAATAAGCAGGACCAAGACACTCAGCAGTTGGATCAGAAGCAGCAGAAGTGCCAAGCCGCCATGCTGCAAATGGGCAACACCCCAGCCGCAGCGTTGGTGAGCGTCGGCGGAACTGTGGCCGGTGGCGGCGGCCGTAGCCCTGCTTGGTTCGATCCCTGGCTGGACCCGACACCCACGCCGTCGCCGTGTGACGGTGCCTGCCCGCCGAACACCACGGAGAAACCGAGCCTGGAGCAGAGGATCGAGGATCTGGAAAAGGCCAACAGGGCGAAAGACGAGAAGATCGCCGAGCAGGACAAAAAGATTGAACAGCTGGAGCAACAGCAGCATGAACAAAATCAGTGCACTACCGGTGAAAAGATGAACATCGGTATGGGAATTGTGGGTGGTCTGTTAGTCGCGGCTGGGGGACTAATATCGTTGACTGGGGCGGGTGCAGCCATCGGGGTGCCTGCGGTGGCAACGGGCCTGACCATCCTCGGTGGTGGAGTCGTCACTACTGGCGCTGTGATAAACGGAATCGATTGCGCGAATAGGTAATAGGCGTATTGGAAGGGCGGATGAGAACAATGAGGTCGAACCCGAGACTTGTGATCGCCTTAATAGCGGTGGGGTCTATTCTTTTGATAGCTGGATCGATCATCGGGGCAGTTTCGCAGGCGGGTCTTTATCTCGTGCTCGCCGAGGGAGTCGTCGGTATCTACGGTTTGGGGTACGTGGTCTACCTGTACCGGAAGCTGGGCAGGTCGGGACATAGTGGCGATTAAGCTGGCTTGTGCGGTATTAGCTGTAGCCGCTGCAACCGCGGCATGCAACGGGGCGGATTCGCCCGCCGTGACCCCTAAAGCCACTCCGCAGCAAGCATTCGATCAGATCCCCGGCCAGTTTCCGGAACAGGCGCCTGGGATACCGGGCGCTTCTATTGCGCCGGTGGGTGCGTGTGTGAGTTTGGATGGGCCTAGTACGGCGGCGAAGCTAAAGGTGGTGGATTGTGGTTCGCCGTCCAACGGTTACAAGGTGATTCAGCGCGTTCCGACGCCTGCCGAGTGCCCAGCAGATGTGGATCACAAGTTCTATATGTATCCAGATGAAGGTGAGTTCACGGCTTGTCTGGATTACGCGTGGAGCGCGAACGACTGTCTGAGCATTGGGAAGGTGACGGCGGTTCGTGCGGCCTGTGATGACGCGTCGAAGCCAAAACGTGAGAAGCCGCTGAACCTTGTCTTGAACACGACGACGAACGCTGATTGTCCGACCGGTGGTTTTCCGCATCCGGTGCGCCGGTTCACGGTGTGCACGGAGACGCAGAAGTAGCCTGTCATGTGTGGCTGATGGTGTAGCTCAGCGGCGGTGGACCGCTGACGAGCTGGCAGTGGCGCTGGACCGGTCACTATCGTGCGCCGAGGCCGGCGCGAGGTTGGGCCGCACCCGGCTACAGGTGGAGAAGGCTCGAAAGCGATACCGGGGACGCGATATTGAGCAGCTGCTCGCCCAGAAACGTGGTCGCCTAGCCGAGCTAGAGCGGGTGGCCGAGACCGACATCGCCTGCTACGGCTCATGGACACCTCAGGAGATCGCGATCGCGTTGGATCGGTCGATTTCCCGCACTGAAGCGGCTCGCAGGTTGGGGCGTTCCTTCAGAGCGATCAAGCACATTCGAGACCTGCAGCGCCAAAAGGCCTCTGGTTTGATCCCGGCGCGCGAGTCGCGCGCGGAGCCGATACAGCAGCGCCTCTGGACCGAGGATGAGATCGCGGTCCTGACCGATGAGTCCCGCACACCCACGGAGATTGCAGCCGAGTTGGGACGTTCGATCAATTCGGTCACTGTGGCTCGCGCACGGTGGCTGGGGCGCCTGCAGGGCAAGGTCCCTGAACATCTGCACGGAACCAACACGGGCGTGAGCCGATACGGATGTCTGTGCCCGCGGTGCCGGGACGCTGCCGAGGCAGAGCGCCAACGACGGCAACAGGCCACCTGGCCCACAGCGGTCAACTACAAGCAACCCTGGACCGACCGCGATATCGAGATCGCGTTGGATCGCAGCCTGACCGTCATTGAGGCCGCCCAGCGCTTAGGGCGAACCCACAGCTCGGTGCGCGCGCTCCGATACAAGTACCGCGACGCCTGATTGCCGTTGGGCACCAGGTCACCGACGCACGCGTTGGGAAACTTATCGCGCGGTGGACGTGCCATGCGCACGTTCTACACCGAGGGACTGACACCATTCAGACCGATCACGCAGGGCGAGCGAGTGCCGCCGCTGGGCGTCACTCGTTGTGGCATGTACGCCTGACGGTCACGCCGCAGGGGGCGTGTCCCTTTTCTCAAGATACTTTTCATAATCCTTCCGCAAGTCCTCATAGCGAGTGGCCCGCCGCTGGAGTTGAAGGGGCAGAAAGAAGAATCCCATTATTGCGAACAGCGCAAAAGTCACCCCCATCGCGAGAAGCGTACTACCGTTATTTCTTGCTATCTCGACCCAAGCGGTAATTGTTCGCCTGAATAGCTCTCCGACGGCAAATGTGATCAACAATGCAATTACCGCATTAAACAATTGAATCCTGGAGTGCATACTCCTGGCACGCCTGATGAAGCAGTCGATCTCAGCGTCACAATCCGCATCTGCGGGGAACTTCCAGTGTGTGTTTGGATACTTCTCGCGAAAGCGCGCCCTGTCGTCGCTGTCAAAGAGTGTCCAGTCGAAATCACGGAATAGATCCTCTTCGCCCTTCTTGACCTCTCTATCCATCTTCCGCCAAATACGCCAGAAGCAACGAACATGCATCGCGCCAAGGGATGCCATCGCAATTATGATAAAGCAGTTCAACACGGGTGTCGGGGAGTGATTAGGATCCAATCCCCTAGCCGCGAGCAGTGGACCAATTAGCGCCAGTGCCGGCATGAAAGCCGTGGCAAACATCAAATTCTGCGGCGAGGGGGTCCAAATCATCCCCCAGACAGTCGAAGGGGTTTCCCGAAGGCGCTGTTTCTCCGCGCTTTCAAGAACTACGGAGAGTGCTCCAGTTATGCACAAGGATGCGAGCACCAGCATCATAAAGGTCAGCGCGCCGTAAGCGGCCACCGTATACCCTAAAGTGCGTTCGTCGAATAGCGCCATCAATACGAATGAACCCACCAGGACGACGTACTCTGCGGCCACCAGCCAGCATGCGATTCTCATCGCTCTTGCGACGCTCTTGCCTGCAGCGTAGCGAGTTTCCCATATCTGGATCACGCACCCAATCTTGACATATCGAAGCAGATATCGGGCGTCCGCTAGCAACCGTTATCTCTCATGGTGGTTTGATGCAGCAAACATTTCAGTATTACGCCCTGGTGTTCCTCGGCCTCCCCGCTCGCACCGCGCGCACATCCCCAATGCGAACCATCTGGTGGCCCTGAGCATCCCGGCCGCGCACCGGCACCCACCCGCGTCTAATCCACCGCTCGATGGTCCGCTGCGGCACGTGCTCGCCGAGGCGGGGGAGTATCACGTCGACCAGCTCGCGCACGGTCGCGTTGCGGTCGTCGAGCTCGCCGAGGTTGCGCGCCAGCACGTCGGCCACCGAATGCGCGGTGTCGCACTGCGGGCACACGATTGAGCCGCTGTGACTCGGCGCCATGAGTGCGTACCCGCACCGGGTTGAGTTGTCCCCGCGTCGGCCTCGCTCGGCAAGCACCTCATCGGGTGCCGGGTCGGTGATGCACGGCCCGATGATCATGGGCTCGGGTGGGCGGTTCACCACGCGTGTAATTGACCGGTACACCTGCTCGATCTCGTCGCAGATCTCGGCGCCGTTCTCCTGGAGCGCGATATTGGCCGCGTGCCGGTGCAGCCACTTGGCCATGCGCGCTGTCGTGGCGACTGAGTGCGTCTCGTCGCCGCGCCTTCCGGCGTAGGTCACGCGTAGATCATCCGCGGGGGAGTCGTCGGCCGTGCACATCTCTGGGGCGCCGTCGCAGTCGTCGCACAGTGGCCCGGGCGCCGAGGCGGGCAGCGTGACGAAGCACCGTCGACACGAGCCCGCCCGGGCCGGCGGTGCCGAATCGAGGCTGAACCGATCTGCCGGCCGCCGTGCATCCGGCTCGACGACCATCGGCAGCGGCCTTGGCCGGGTGCGGAATTCGGGTACCTCCAGCCCGCGCGTCTCGCACATGTCGCGGATGGTCGTCGACAACGCGTTGCGGATTCGGTCGAGCTCGTCACTGGCGCGTCCGTTGACCCGGCCGAGTGCCAGGGCATGCCACAGTGCGGCCTGGTGTCGGTCTCGATGGTCCCTGGCGGTCGGGGTGGTGTCCTTGTCGCGCGGGAACGGTTCGACGTGGCTCACGAGCGTGTCGTCGCCGTGCAGTACGTCGCGGCGCTCGCCCTTGCGTGCGCCGTCGCCCAGGTTCGCCTGCCCGACAGCGGTCTCGGTGAGTCGGTCGATCCACCACGGCAGATCAGCCAGGCGCTTGCGCAACTCCGCGATGCAGGCCTTGCACACGAACAGATCGGTTGCGCGTTCGCACCGCTTGCACTTGGTCAACGGTTGAATCCCCTTACCATCTTGGCGAATTGGACATCGAAATAGTGCTGCTCGATTTGGGCGAGGTAGTAGCGCTGCCAGGGCTGCAGCGGAATGCAGAGGTGTTCGCATATCTGCGCGATGCGGTCGGCGGCTCCGTGCCTCATCGCGCACCACCGGCCGCAAACGCGCCGAATGCATCCGTGCCCTCGTCGAATCGGCACCAGGTCTCGTAGCCATCGGTGAGCCGCTTCTCGATTCGCCACTCGCCGCCGCGCTTGCAGATACGCCAGGGCGCAGGTGGACGGTTCGGCCAGAACGGGGTATCGAGTTTCAGGTCGAGGGGATTGCGAAAGGCGAACACCGAATCGAGGGTGTAGGCCGACGGCGACGGCTTGCGTGGTTTGTCGTGCAGCTGGCCGTCGTAGAGGTACCCCTCGATCAGCGTGCCGTCGGTGAGCTGGATGGCCACGCGCCCGCCCTCTTCCAGCCCGGGGCAGGTAAACCGCTCGGGGTCCGTTTTCTGGGTCATCGTGTCTCCGTTCGCATATCGATTCCTGGGGCTGAGTTGAACGCTGGCGGGATTTCGGGGGGTTAGTGACTATCCGGTCGCGGCGCGAGGATTTTCGAGCGCTGCGCGGGCTCTGGCGAGTCCGGATCTGGCGGTGGCGGTGCGGTCGACGTGATCACACACCGAGAGGCCGTTGTAGCCGTCCTGGTCGCACAGGCGGCACGCGGCGATGGCCTGGCGCTTGGCATCTCGCTCGCCCCGGTGTTGTGCGCGCTGCTCGGCGGCGGCGACAGCCGCGTCGTCTGCGGCCCACTGGGAGTACTGCTCCCGGTAGCGCTGGCAGGCGCGGCACGGGTCCTCGGTGCCGCCAGGATGCTTGGGGCAGAACTCGGGGGGCGGCGCGCAGCGCTCCCCAACTTGAGTACTTACCAACGTAAGTTCCCTTACCCCTACCCTTACCCTTTCCCTAGAGGGTTCGGGCACGGTGCCGTCAGGGTTCACGGTTCCGGCAGGGTTCTCGCACCCTTCGGGCACGGTGCCGTCAGCGTTCTCGCACGGTTCCGTCACGGTGTCATCGGGGTCAGGGTCAGACGGGTCAATCTCATCGGCGACCTTGGTCGCCTCAGGCTTGCGCAGGCGACGTAGCTCGACCGCCAGCTCATGGCGCAGCTTGGGCGAGGCCACCATGACGGCGCATTTCAAGGCGCTCTTGAGGTACTGCGGATACCGGGTGACCTCGGTGGTGCGCATGTAGGCGCGCACGAACAGTTCGTCAGTGTCCTCGTCGTAGAACACGAACCGTTCACGCTCCAGCTCGTCGAGGTCGGCCTGTAGGTCATGAACGGACATCTCGTTGCACCCCTTGGCCCACTTGGTGATTTGAAGTGGTTGCATCCCGGCGCGGTCGAGATCCTTCTGACTGAGCAGCTGCGCATAGGTGCATTGCGCGGTGCGCGTGAGCGCTCGGAAATGGCCGTCGCGCCAGATTGATTCCTTGAGCATTCCGGCCGAGTTAGCCACGGTGTTCCTTTCTCTGATTCGCGTGCATGTATTCAGACTGCGGCACGTTCGGCACTCCTTCTCACCCCAAAATCTCGGGGCCGAACATCGGGTCCATCTGTGCCTCAAGAGCCGCCGTGCGTGCCCGCTGGCGCGTCTGCGCGTGGTGCTCCAGGTCGTAGTGCAGGTGGCAGCCCTGGCACATCGCGCGTAGGTTCTCCTCGCGGCAGTCCTCGGGGGTGTGGTTGAGGTGCGCGACGGTGAGCACGACTCGGCTGCCGGTGCCGTATGCGGGCTGTCCGTTGACGTTCGGGCAGCGGTCAAGGTGTGTACCCCGCAGGCACTCGCCCTCGCACTCACAGCGGCCTTGGGCGCGCTCGAAACGGATGCGGCGCGATATCTCGGGCCAGTCCTTGGGGTAGCGGTCGCGGTTCTCCGGGCGGATGGGCACTACTGCACCGCCTTGCGCACATGCTCGATCGCCTTCTCCGGGTCGGCGGTGCGCCAGTCGGGCCATTCCCGCTGTTCGTTTCTTGACTGTTTGGCCACGATGGCGTCAAGGATCTGTTGCGGCTCCCAGCCAGCGCGCCAGGCGCCATCGAAAGCCAGGATGATTACGTCGACCCACTCTGAGATGTCTTGGGGCGCGGCACGGATCTCGTCCAGTTCCTTGGCGATATGGTCCAAAACGCCGTTCGTCCGGGCGCCGGGGCCAAAGGTATTCAGGCTGAACTCGCGCTGGCGGCACAGGTGCGCGGCGTCGAGCACTGCGGGCGGCTCGGTCATCGCTCACCACATCCCGCGTCCCCGAACTCATCCCAAGGGATGAATCGATCGACCTCGTACTGACGAGAGCGCGTCTCCCCGAACCGGTCCTTGCACCAGAAACCCCACAAGCGCGTGCGAGGACCGGTGACAATGAGCGTCCAGCAGGGCAACTCGCGTCGGTCACGGCGCGTGATGAACGGATTGACGTGTTCGACAGCCGGCCACAGTTCGACGCGATGCCGAAAAGTCGCGGGCCGGAACGCGACGGTCCGATCCCAGCTCCGGTACCGACCGCCTAGAAGGCCCGAGCGCGCTGTCCGCGCGTTCTCGGTGAATTCGGTGTATCCGCCTTTGAGTATCAGGCTGATGAACCACCACGGGTGGTCGTGCAGTGCACGGTCGTCGTCGCTGCGTAGGAACTTGTGGAGGTAGACATTCACCACCTTGTTGCGTGGAATGACATACCAGCGCAACAGATATGGGCTGTCCTTCCCACCAATGATCTGATGGGGCTCGCGGCGCAACCACTTGCGTAGCCAGCCGTGGTTACTCGGTCCGGTGTTCATCACTCACCCCTTCTGAATTTCGTATGGCACTTCTCGCACCGCGGTCGACCGGCGCTGTGCGGCTCGGTCTTGCAGTCCACGCACAGACCGGCCTGGTATGCCTTGGTGCTCTCGGGGGTGCGGCTCATGACGCACTCGCCTTCGAGCCGAGTTCGATCATCAGCCAGGTATGGGCGAGCTGGATCTCGCTGCTAGTCATCGGGCGTGCCCAGCGCGGGTTGAGCATTGCCGCTATGGAATTCATGCCCAGTTCGCAGTCGTGGCACACGCAATCTCGGTGGTTGCGCACGACGCAGTAGCGCCCGCACCTGTCGCAAAACGCGTGCTTCATGCGCCCGCCTCCAGCCCGAATAACCCTTGCTGCATTGGCTTTTGGAGCCGCGACACGATCAGCGGCAAGTAGTCGGCCTCGCGTTCGATCGCAATGCACTGGCGGTCCTCCAGAACGCATGCCTCGGCGGTCGTGCCGCTGCCGGCGAACGGTTCCAGCACCACCGCGCCCACTGGGGCCACCTGTCGACGACGGATTGAGAATGACCCTGTAGCGACGGGCTGGGATTGACCCCCTGGCTGAGGCTGGGAGGG